ATCTCTCCTTGGTTAAACACACTTGGACAGGTAGGCATCAGCCCACTTGAACACTTCTTCTTCGGAACCCTTGAAGTAATTGAACTCCTCGCTGTTGGTAAAGGCAACCCAACGATCTTTCCAGACGCGCCCCGGTGAGGGGAACACCCACAGCACAGGGTTCCCGTCGCAGTCAGTGAAAGTCACTACGGTTCCAGTGGAATTTTCCTCCGCTCTGGTGAAAGTCTGCATGGTTCTTCTCCTTTTCCAACTCTGCGAGGTTGAACATCATCACGGTGCAGATTCTTTTTCCAATCTCACGCAACTGCTCACGCTCATCCTCATCGTCAGTCTCGTTCATGCGTTCAAGAATCGCTCCAGTGAACTGACTGATGAGACTGATGACCATTTCATCCCTAACCTTCATCCGGGTTATGTTCTCAGGGATGATGACAAATCCAAGGTTGCCATCATCATCCACCTCGATTGCCTCAATGACAGTGTCGAGGTCGATGTCCTGCATGCGGAACCATCGCTCGTTGTGCATCTCGCCCGTCGCCGGATCGATAAACATTCTGTCCATGTTTAAACTCCTATCAGAAAGGGGGGTTGGTTGTTTCGATGTCGTCCCACCCATGGGGTGGAGCAATCATCATCTGTTCGATGGACTCGACACGATCGACCAACAATCGTAGGTCATGTTGGATTTTCATCAACGCACGGAGAATCTCCATGTCGATGTCCTGTCCCTGTAGCAACTTGATATCAGCATCGTTCATCGCTGTCCCTCCATTGCGGTCTTGATGAAGTCGATTGCACTGGCGGTATGTTTCTTCGCCAACTCCGCATCAATCCTAGTCGAGTGGTAGTCCGACCATGCCTTGATGACATCGTCAGTCAATTGATTTACCCGTCGCTCATGCTGTCGCTTGAGCAACTCAAATTCTCTGGTCTCTTTTTCGAGTTCAGAACGGATCATTTTATACCTCGCTTTTGCATTCGCAACATCTGATTCAGTGTGCTTGCTCATGACTTGTTCTCCCTGTGCTTTTTAAGAACCGCAGATGCAGCCATGAACGCATTCCACGCTCTGTCTTTGACCTCTTTGAGGTTGACTCCCGCGAGGTCGTCGCCCGTGCCAAGGGGATCCAGTGCCTCAATGGTTTCCTCAATCTCAGCAAGGTCTTGGAAGTCCCAAAATAAATTGTTCGCTGCGTCATTCAGAGCATCCATCAGTTCGGCATTCGCCAATTCGCTGTTCATCAGTTCATTGTCCATGTCCTGCTCCTGTTTAAATGCTGATGGTTTTCTGATCGATGATGACGGTCATGCCCATACCCTTGATGTCTGCAAGGTTTTGGACATCGAATGTCTTCTGTCGCATCAGGTCTGCAAACTTCTGCGCGAGGTCGTTGACCGGATAGAACTTGAAGTTCCCGTAGACAACGCGCTGCTCGACGATGATGTTCATTGTGCGTCTCCTTCGTTGAGTCGGGCAGGGTCAGCACTGACCCATTTCATCCAGTCGCTGACAACTTGCCGCGCCTCCTTGCGAGTCAGGTCAAACATGCTCTCGACATGCGGTGCTGCGCCAAACATGTTGACTGCGCCAGATGCGAGAAGTTGGTTGAGGTAGTGAAACTCAGGGCGAACTTCGGTCATGGTCATGTCTCCTGTGTGTGGAAGGGGCGGGGTGGCAGTCCCCCGCCGGGGTGGTCAGATGGTTTTGCGGCGATGCTCTGCAATCTTGCGCTTGGCCCACTTAATAGCGGCCTGTTGCGCTTCGGCGTATGACCGGAAGTAACGGTAGCGGGTGGAGCCATCGCCGTTTGCACGAGTCACCAACATCGCACTGCCGTTGGGTTCCACCGAAATCTTGGCGGCGAACTGACGGCCCAAATAATCCTTCGGTAAAGCGTTGTTCTTGACAATTGCGACGAGGGTGCCGGTGTTCTTGTAGGTTTCGATAAATTCCATGGTCGTGTCTCCTGTTAGATGCTGTTCAAAACGATCTTCGCGATACGGGCGAGGCGCACTGCCTCATCGTCGCCACCCGCAGCAGACTCAGGGATGCCGTCGAGGTACTCGTAGCAGAATTGCAGCGCGGCGTGGAGGTCTGGCGCGGCTGCTGCGATTCGCTCCTCACGGGCGACCTCACGCTCGTACTGCGTGTCGCTGATTGCCTTTTCCATGTTGACGGGGATGCGATTGATGGCGATGTACTTGAAGGTCATGTCGTTGCTCCTGTGTCGATGTTGAGTAGTATAGTCGATAACAAGTAATCATGCAAGCAAAAGGGGGGAGGGGCGGCTCATGCCGCCGCCGCCGCCCGTTGCCAAAGTTTCATCACCGTCTGGACTGCGCGTTCAGGGGTCGAATACTCGTCGCCGCTGATGTTCGGGATGGCGAGGTCGCAGTCCCTGCACTCGTCTGCGAAGTGGGTAGAGACCCCGTATGAATCCACCACGCTAGGGGTCATGAATTCCAAGACCCGAAAGAAGAACCGGCGCAGCATGATGGGCGTTGCAAAGCACAGCCCGACCCTATCCATGTCGATGGGTTCCTCAGGTCGTTTAACCGTGACAGACCAGACGAACTTGTCATTGCTCCTGAAATCGTTGCCGTGCTTGATTGCAATCAATTCAACACGCCGACCGGACAACTGAATCCGGTCGATGAGCGAGACGATAGCGACACCACGGTTTACGATGTCCTGTGCGTCCACATGGCAGTTAGCCGACATGTTCACGGCGATGCGGACGATGGGCGACGGTGACGGCGGTGCGATGTCGGACATGGCGAACATGTCCTCCGGAACACCGGCTGCATTCGCCGGGATGCAAGGGAACGCGCCGACCGGAGCCGTGTCCCACATGGGTTCCGGTTCCATCGTCACTTTGACCGCCGCAGACTCGATTGCAGCGCGTCCAGCGGGGTGACCCTTGACGGCGTACTCCAGTGCATCTTCCCATGTCTCGCAGCCCGACCAGTCAACCCGACCAACTGACTCCGACCCGCCATCAGCCCAGTTGATTTTGCGGGTGCGGAGGTCATGGACAAACTCGTCCCATGATTCTGCGGTGTAGCGGTAAACGGTCATGCTGCTTTCCTCTTGGGCATGTTGGATCGAACCTTGTCGATGTCGAGCGCGGACAGGTTGCGGGTCAGTACGAGTTCCTCGACACGGTTCCAGTCGAGACCGGCTGACAGCAACTTGCCACCCTTGATGGATGCACGGGGCGACACTACATGGCGCAACTTCAACTCGCGCACTGCCTTGCGGAACGCTTGGACATGGCGCGTCCACTGGTCATTGGGCGAGATGGCGAGTTCCAGACGCTCGTCATAGTCCATCGCGACAAACGAGAACCGGTCGAGGGTCGCGGCATCCAACTGCGACCGCCCGACATACTGGGCATCAGCACCGGCTCCGAAGGTATTCGCAGCGGCGATGATGACGAAGTCGGCGTGGCGTTTAACCGTGCCGCAGGGGAATGCGGCGAGGTCATTGGCAGCGATGGCGTTGAACGCGAGCAGTGCCTGAGCGGACGATGCGTCAATCTCGTCGAACAGGAACACGCCCCCGCCCACATAGGCACGGTACAGGTCGGTCTCCATGTACTTGCCTTCGGCGTTGATGAACCCTTGCAACTGATACGCCATGCCGACAGCGCCGGTCGAGTAGAACGGCAGTTCCAGTGCGTCAGCAGCCTGAGCCGCGATGGTCGTTTTGCCTGACCCCGCAGGGCCGACGAGGTACACATTCTCGCGAACAGACAGGGCGGCGAGGACATCCGCGAACACTGCGTGACGGTGACCCGCAGGGAGGGTACGGATGGTCGCACCCTGCTTGATTTCAATCCGCACAGGGCGGTGCTGCTCGACCGCAGCGACTGCCGCAGCAATGGCATCACGGCGGATGCCTTCGATGGTCTCAGCGTCAAGGGACGCAGCAGCCACCGGGGCGGGGTCAACCCCGTTCCAAATGGCGACGAGGACATCGTCGGATGCGTTGGGCGACTTGCCCTGCCGCACGGCATGCATCTTCAGGTACGAACGGTCAGAGTCGCTGAGGGGCAGCGAGAAGGTGCGATTCATGTTCAAGCCTCCAGTTTCAAGGTTTCGTACTTTCCGCAGACAGGGCAAGCGGACAGGCCATGCAGCCGGTTCGCCTGAAGGGCGGACACACGCGCCGTCCACCCGCAGCCAGAGCATTGCAGTTTCAGCAATCGCGTCCCCTGCTTCTTGCGGCTATTCGGATCGATTTTCGCGTGAGGATACGCGCCCAGAATCTGCGCGATGTCGGCAAGTTCCGCAGACAACCACGCACCGGCAGTGGTCGAGGTCAGCGCACCGACGAGGTCGATGCCACGGGCGACCCGTGCGAACTCGCCACGGTGACCGCACTGGATACCCGCCCAGACATGCGCCAGTTCGTGCGCGAGAACGGCGAGGACATCCAACGGACGGTCGAGGATGGGGTTGATGAACACCTCGAAGGTGCCATCAGCAGAGATGGACGGGTCGAACGCCTGACCCAGTGCCACCTTGCCGCTGCGGGAACCCCGGTAGCCGATGGGGAAACCACAGGCGACACGGTATCGACGCTGCTCCCACTGCGCGGGGTCAATCCCTGCACGGGGGAACACTTGGTGCTGAAGGGCGACGGCAGCAGCCGCCAACCACGGTTCGCGTTCGGTGAAATTGGTCATGATTGTTCTCCTTCGCAATCCCATGCGTGATAGGTGTCCACCCCGTCAGGGTTGGTCTCATCGTCGAAATCGTCGAACGGGATGTCCTCCCATTCCCCGGTGAACTCTGAAGCCGCGATGATCGGCTCCGCATCACCCCGGTCGAACCCGTCGAAGCGGCTGTTGTCGGGGATGCTGTCGCGCAGATGCTCTTCGTACTTGTCGAACATGATTGTTCTCCGTGTTGGTGACTCACCGCAGCACCCCGTGGGATGCTCTGGTCAGTCGAAGGCGTTTTCCGGTTCGTTGGGCAGCGTCACGCTTTCGGGCGACTCGCGAGATGTCGGTCATCGTCTTCAACCCTAGACTTCACCGCTGCTTTAGGCCGGGTTCCCGCTTCAGGGAACCGCCGGGCTGCTTTCGCACTTCCGGCACCAGAACCTCTTACCTTGCGGTGCGCCGTCTGGGTGCGCTGCCGGTGGCGTTGCCGCTGCCGGTGATGCGTATTTGGCCTGATTACATATCCACTTGTCTACAACTTTCTTCGTTTACACGACCACAAATACACTAAGTCATTGATTATCGGTCGAATTTAGTTTGCGTTTAATTGGTGCTGCGGGTAGGTTTCATGGTCAAAACAGCACTCAAAAACATGGCAACATGACCATGTCAGCACTAGTTACGATGTCAAAGAATTACTAGACCACTACAAAACAAGGGCAAAACTACACAATGTCAGGCGTGAAAGACGAAGACGGGTTGACACCAAAACAGGCGAAATTCGCTGCAAATCTAGCGGAGGGCATGTCTCAGGCGGAGGCGTATCGCAACGCATACGATGCGGAGAACATGGCACCGGAGACGATACATGCACATGCGAGTCGGTTGGCGAAGCGCGATAAGGTCGCGGCAAGGGTAGATGCGCTGATAGCGGAGCGGATGCGGCTGATAGAGACTCGCGGCGTTTCTGACCGCTCCAAGGTCATCAAGTTGCTACGCCAGTTCGCTGAGGACGATGCGCGTCCTGACCATGTGCGGCTCCGTGCGGTGGAACTGTGGGGCAAGACCTGCGGCGCGTTCGTGGAGATAGTCGAGGACAGGCGCGACCGTCCTGCTGCTGCTGTCGCGGTGGAACTGGAGCGGCGATTGGGTGCGCTACTGTCAGCCGCTGCGCCTCAGGTCACGGTCATCGACATGCTGCCGGTGCGTGTAAACGGTGCGGACGATGACGACGATGGTTCCGTGGACAGCGACGATGCAGGTTCCGGGGATGAGGAAGCGCGTGACGCGCACGGTCTAATCGCACACGCGCCCGTGGGGGGTTAAACGCAGGCGCATGCGCGGTCTAATCGCGCACCCGCACCCCCCCGCGTGACATGCGCGTACCCGCGTACCCTATATATACGATTTCACTCATCCGATCCCCTACTTTTGCTCCTATCTGTATCATTTACGCAACAAATGTAGGGTGGGGGTAGGGGTTAATGTTCCGTAAGTTCCTGTTTTGTATGGAATTTGTGGGGAAAATGCGTGTAGAAAGGGGGTATATGGGTGTCAGGTAAAATTTTTTGCAAAAAATTTAGCATTTCTGGTGTATTTCTTATTGACTTTTCCCAATTATTGTGATACAATAGGACTTGTTATAAAGGATTGCGAGTCGAGGGACTGACTAAAGGTGAACACGAGCAATCCATACATCGAAGTGATGCGTTAAAGGGGATATTGTAAGGGAATATTGTAGTGTCAATCTCTACACCCCCCTTTTGAGGGGGGGGTGTAGAGAAGAGGTGATAGGGGAGACGGCGCGAAGACGAAGTTGTGATGAAACGGGGGCTATTGTCCCTGCATTTTGAGGTACATTCGATGCATATCACTCAGGAAAACCTTCCTAGAATCATGGGTTTAGTGAAAACCCTACCTGAGGATCAGCAGAGAGAGTTTTATGGGCTTCTTGAGGAGTATGAGAAGGCCAAGACGAAGGAATTGTCTCAAGAGAGTTTCATTTCCTTTGTGTATCGGGTGTGGCCCGGTTTCATTTCGGGTCGGCATCACAAGATCATGGGTCAGAAGTTTGAGGAAATCGCTTCTGGCAAACTCAAGAGGCTGATCATTTGTATGCCACCCCGGCATACCAAGTCTGAGTTCGGGTCTTTTCTGTTTCCCGCGTGGTTCTTGGGCAAGTTCCCCCAGAAGAAGGTGATTCAGTCTTCTCATACTGCGGAACTGGCGGTAGGTTTCGGGCGTAAGGTCCGTAACTTGGTGGATTCGGAGGATTACCGGGCTGTATTCCCTGATACATCCCTTCGGGCGGACTCCAAGGCGGCAGGTAGGTGGAGTACCTCCAAGGGGGGTGACTATTTCGCCATCGGTATCGGGGGTGCTGTCACCGGTAAGGGTGCGGATCTTCTGATCATCGATGACCCCCATGATGAACAGGAGGGTCAGTCTTCGGATCCTGCCGTGTTTGACCATGCGTATGAGTGGTACACCTCCGGACCCCGCCAGCGTCTTCAGCCCGGTGGGGCGATTGTGGTGATCTGTACCCGTTGGTCGAAGCGGGATCTGGTAGGGCAGGTTCTCAAGGCATCCGCCCAGAGAGGGGGGGATGAATGGGAGGTCATTGAGTTCCCGGCAATCCTTCCTTCTGGCAAACCCCTGTGGCCTGAGTTCTGGCCCTTAGAGGAACTGGAGGCTATCCGGGAAGAAATCCCTACCCATAAATGGCAGGCCCAGTACCAGCAGAATCCCACCTCCGAAGAGGGCGCACTGATTAAACGGGACTGGTGGAAGGTCTGGGAGCAAGACAGACCCCCGCAGTGTCAGTTTTTGATCCAGTCATGGGATACCGCGTTCCTGAAGAAGGAGCGATCAGACTACTCAGCCTGTACCACTTGGGGTGTTTTCTACCACCCAGACGGGTCTGGGGCGATGCAGTCGAACATCATTCTTATGGATGCCCATAAGGAGAAGATGGAGTTCCCAACCCTCAAGAAACGGGCATGGGAGTTGTACAACTACTGGAAGCCGGATGCCCTGATTGTGGAAGCCAAGGCGGCAGGCACCCCCCTGATATTCGAACTGAGGGCCATGGGTATCCCCGTATCGGAATACACCCCGTCACGCGGTAATGATAAAGTTGCCCGTGTAAACGCCATTGCTGATCTCTTCTCCAGTGGCAGGATATGGCGACCCAACACCCGTTTTGCGGAGGAAGTGGTTGAGGAATTTGCGTCTTTTCCTGCCGGAGAGCATGATGACTATGTGGACTCAGGGACGCAGGCTCTCCTACGCTACCGCAAGGGAGGGTTCATCTCCCTCCAGTCTGATTACAAGGATCAGCCAGTCTACAAACGAAAGACTTCTTACTACTAAGGATTTAAACGATGAAGAACAAAACTGCTAAGAGCGAGAAGATGGAGGCTCCGAAGAGCCGCAAGCAGCCGAAGGATGCCCTGAAGGGCAAGATGAGTGGCCTCGGCAAGCCGGTGATGGTCGGTGGTGCCATGCGTCCGAAGAAGATGTTCGGCGGCAAGATGACCATGGGTACCTCTGGTACCGCTCGTGGTATGGGTGCTGCCGTGAAGGGCGGCAAGTTCCGCGACCTGTAAGGAGAGAGAGATGGCGGTTGATCGCGCTTTGATGCCCTTCCCCACGGGAGGGATGTCGATGGAAGTGGCGGTCGGTTCGCCGTCTGAATCCATCGTTGTGGAGTTGCCGGACGGTGGGGTGGAGATCAGTCTTTCCCCGGAACCTGCTCCTGAGCCGGGTCACAACGAGAACCTTGCGGAGTTCATCCCCGATCAGGTGTTGAACAACATCGGGAACGATCTTGCGACCTTGTACGAAGCAGACAAGGATTCTCGCAAGGAATGGGAAACGACCTACATCAAGGGTCTTGATCTCCTAGGTCTGAAGATTGAGGACCGTACACAGCCATGGCAGGGAGCCTGTGGTGTGTTTCACCCCATGCTCTCTGAGGCGATTGTCCGGTTCCAAGCCCAGACCATCCAAGAGATCTTCCCTGCCAAAGGACCGGTACAGACCAAGATCCTTGGTGAATCCACCAAAGAGCGCATCGATCAGGCTCAAAGAGTTCAGGAATACCTGAACTATCTTCTGACGGAAAAGATGAGCGAATATCGCTCAGAGACGGAGAAGATGCTCTTCTCGTTGGCACTCTCCGGTGCAGCGTTCCGCAAGGTCTACTTCGATCCTTCACTCGGTAGACCCGCTTCGAACTTCGTTCCAGCAGAGGATTTCGTGGTTTCTTACGGAGCCAGCGATCTCATCAACTGTGAACGCGCTACCCATTTGATGAAGAAGACCTACAACGAGATCAGGAAGTTGCATCC